TAATGTAGCCTTATCACCTAATTTATTAAGAGCTCTTGAACGATGTCTGCCCTCATGACCAGTAATCACCATGGTTGGATCTTTGTATAAACCTTCGTCAAATTCTAAGAAAGGGACATCATCAAATCCTTGCTCTCTTGCAATAACACCCAAATGATCATAGTATTCTTCAGGAAACATTTTTATTTCTTTATATTCTTTACCGTATGGTTGTTTGATAGCATAACTTGTTTTGCTTGGAGGAATGATAGTAGTAACAGATTTACTACTGTCAAATTTAGGACCAAATAATTTTTTAGCTTCTATAGATTTGCCATACCATTCAGGTAATGGCAACGCAAATTTTTCAAAATCTTTTGGTGGCATAACCAATAATGATGATGCATTATCATCAATGAAAGCTTGTCTTAATGCACTTGGACTAAGTTGTTTTTCTAGGTTAGGCACAAGGTCAAATGCTCTTTCCATTCTTTGTTTACCATATTGACCCTTGTAATTCATTACATCTTTAGTCAATTCATTTAACTCTGACTTTGTGGGTTTATAATCTTTAGCTTTCTTTAAAGTTTCTTTTGCTGCTTGTTCTCCAACCTTGATAGCTTTATCTAATGCCTTAATTGATCCGCCACCTGCATATTTATTCTTTGGCATATCAATCCAATCTTGTAGTGTGCCAATTTGTTTACCTTGATAAGGTGCCTGTTCTCTTGGTAATGCTAAGTCTTCAATACGAAGTGGTGTGTTTGGATCGGCACCGTTGCGTTTAAGCATCTCTGCTAGTGTTGATATATGCTTAGCAGACTCAGGATGATATGGATCTAATACAGACTCACCCTTGATTGTAAATATAGGCTCACCTTGATACCTTACAAATGTAAGTGCATCGTCTGCAAACATGGCATTAGGGTCTTTCATAAGGTGTGAGTGATGATAGTCAACAGCTTTAGCTGCATCGTGACTGTAAGATTCATTATCACCACTTCTTTTTATGTAACCAATAAAAGGTTGCTCTGCTTCAGGGATAGTATGCTTAACTGCTTTTACTCCAGTTTCAATAGCTTTTTTGGCTGCTTTAACTAAACCTCCACCCGCCTTACCTGCGTATGTCTTACCAGTCAACACTAAGTCTCGTGCCTCTTCAGGTGAAATGTTTAAGCGTCTTGCGGTCTCCATGATCTTGTCTGCAATTAACTCAAGCTTTGGTTTGCCTATTGGAGTAGTCACACCAGTCTGTGGTGAGAACAGTCCCCATGTTCTTGCTTGTGCGGGAACTGACTCAATGCCAACTTCTTCTGCAATCTTCTTTTTCCACCAAGGAGCTAACATGGACATTTCAGGTGTGGATACTGATGCTCCAAAATTCTTTGCTGTTCTTGTGTCACCTAAACCTACGGCGCGGCTCCAGTGTGCGTCACCTACAGGAACATCGGTTTGGAATCCTGTCTCAGGTACGCCTGATGCCTCAATGTACATAGGAACCTTAGGCGACTCCATCTCAAGCTTACCTGTCTCTAGAAACTTAGCCATTGGTGTTGAGTGTGCTGTCTTGTGGTACATATGACCTGGCACATTAAGAATGTCTGTAGGAAACTCTTCCATCTCTAATCGTTTAGATGATGGCACACCAAGATATTTTTCAAATTCAGGGAAGCGTCCTTCTTTTTGTAAAAAGTAAGCGGCAGTACCACGAGGAATCTCTGTGGTCACTTCTGATCCAGGCGATGCCATGCCTAGTAATGTGTTGAACTTCTTGTATTCTTCTGCTGCCTTTTCAGGGCCTACTAACTGAACCATCTGTTTGTAGAGAGGGTCCATTGTGTACCATGGGTCCATGCCTTTCATTAACTCAGGGTACTTCTCTGATTCATACAAAGCATCAAGAAGACGTTGCTCGTTCTTCTTAGTCATGACCTTTTCTGCTGCCTTTGATCCTTTTGGATTCTCTGCGGCGCCTGGTAACTTACCTTTTATGTTGCCTTTGCGTCCCTTACTCATCTCATAAAGATCGTCACGGGTAACACCAAACAATTGTTTCATGGCTGTTGACTCAGGAGCGACTCTGCTTGCGGCTTTCTCTGCAATCACTCTTGGGTCATCATAGATACCAGGGAACGCAACACGCTCTGCCTCTTTGACAGTAGGCTTTACTTTTGCTTTGCGAGTAGCCTTAGCGCCTTCTTCAGCAATCTTAAGTGCCAACTCTAGGTCTTTAATCTTTGATGCCATGTCGTTCCTTAATGCGTTTCATTACAGCTTTGCGTTTGCTTGGTGTGTAATCTAACCAACTTGCTATCTCGTCTTCCGTGCGCTTACATGTTTTACATATATATAACTTTTCATCGAGGTCACATATGTTCTTACACGGCGTAAGGATTGACTCTTTCTTTGTATTCATAAGCGTCTGCGTAATCCTCATACTCATCTCTTGGCGCAACATCTATAGTTAATAGATTTGCGTCTCTTAGATACCGAAGCGCCTGCGTACATGCATCCACATAGTCGTCATGCGTAGCTTCAGGAAATGAACAAATCTGTGATACGAAGCCTTCAGCCCAATCACGCACATATCCTTGACGTACTGTTGACTCGGGAATCCACACTCTTCCATGAGCAATAATGTTTGCGACAATGGAAAGTCGTTGAACTTTGTCGGCTCGACCAGGATTGTAAGCTCGCACTGGTAAATGTGCCCGTTGCATATCTTGTATAAGACTGATTCCACTCGCCTTATCTTCGACAAGTATAAGATCAACTCGCTTACCTTTGACAAACTCTCCTGTGTCGGAGTCGCTATCCGCGCCATAACTAACTTCATACTCTTCCTTTACCTTACGTCTGAGATCAGGGTATTGCATACGCTCTTGCCATGCGTCAATTAACATGACTGACATGGGTTCGTCCGTAGGTTTAAACAATCCAAACACTAAACAAGCTGTTGGATCATTAACCGTCTTCTCTGTGTAAGCACAATCATATGACTGAATGATGTATTCAAACTTAGGAAAAGGTTTTTTTGCATCCCAAAGCTTAAACATTTCACGCTTTACAATACCACCCTCTTCAGGGTCAATCAGTTCGGCATAGATCTCTTGTCGACCTAGCTTCGTTCCTTCGTACTGTAGAATCTGCTGTTGAAAGCTTGGCGCTAAGTTGTCAATGTTGTCATACGTTGACGCGATTGACATTACAACCTCGCCTGTACCATCGTCAGCTCTTCCTACTAACTCAACGATCAAGTCTTTAGGACGTGGTGTCGTTGACGCTATGATTCTTGTTTGTTTGCCAAGACGAACAGAGAATAGAATCATATCCCATGCGTCTTGTAAGTAATCCCAAGCGGCCAACTCGTCTAGCCATGCGCCGTGGTATTGTCCTCCACGAAAGCGATCAGGCTCTGACGCTGATATGCCTTTGATCAGTGATCCGTTGATCAACTTAATCTCAAGCAGTGACTTGTTATAGTCAGCAATGAATTGTGGCGGGATCACGTTAAGCAATCCTGACTCACCTTCAATACATGTGCCTCTGACATCCATGGCGGTCGGAGCGGCTACTAACCATCGTGTGTTAGGTTGTTCCCAAGCCCACCATCCAATCTGTTCGGCAGATGTGCGCGTCTTACCTGCTCCCCGTCCACCTAACAATAACCATATCGCCCAATCACCGTGTGGCAATATCTGATGATCATGCGCACTCATTAACCACTTTGTTCGCCACGCGTAACCAATCTGCTGATTGATGGGTAATGCTTTAAACTGTGCCTCGACCTCTTTGTCTTTAAGAATGTCTAGGACGTCAGTCATGACGTTTCTAGCATAAAGTTAATACACACCCTTCGCTTGCTTTGTATTGGCGGTCTAGTCCCATGCAACGTATTGCTGTTAAAGTAAACTAAACTATTTTCTTTTGGCGCATAACTATCAACAACGCCGTAATTCTCATCATATGTTTTTATGTCACCATCAACGTCATGCAGGTAATAGATACACGATATTAAATCTTCCCTATCTTTTATATCAACATGAATTTCTTTAGCTATATCATCATCATTACAAATTTGTCTAGGCAATAAATTTGCTTTAACCCTATAAACTTCCTTACCTACAATGCCTGTTGACTCTTTAATGTAATGAAGCATAGGGTCAATCAATTTTAAATAAGGAGAGTTAGTAATACTGTCCCTAACAAATACATGCGTTAGCTGAAATATATTGCTTTTCTCTGTTAAGTCTTTAGCGTTGTCTTGCCAAAACCAAGGAAATTCGTTGCTAAATAACACTTCCTGCAATTGCATCTTATAGTCGTTTGGTAGTAGGTCTTGCACTATTTTCATTTTTTGTCGTTATCAAAGTAATCCGCAATAGCAATATAGATAAGACCGCCGATAATTAAGCCACCCATTATCCATAATGCAGTTATAAGCTCATTAATGTATTGTCCTGACGTCATTTAGTTTGTCGTGCAAGCTCGAGGTTCTTAATCATCTCGTCGAAGATGTTGACATTGATGTTGATCGCGTCAGCTTCTTGATCACCAACATGTGCAATGCGATCTGAATACTTTTTAGGTTTGAGTTTGGCGGCCACCCATTTGCGTGCGTCTACGCGGTTCTTTTGCCATTGAACGTAGGCTGAGTCATAACGAGTCTTGCCTTTGTCATCAACGATCTGTTGCGGAAGCTCGTCACTGATTGCGTGGATCTCGTCAGCCAATGTGTCAGCTTGGTCTTCCCTTGCGCGCGCATATATGTCCGCGAACTCTTTATGGCGAAGCAACCACTCGTACACCGCTGT